CAGCATAGGAAATGATGACGATACCTGAGCCGCCTGCGCCACCATTCGTGCCGGGGTTGCCGTCACCACCACCGCCGCCGCCAAGATTGGATGTGCCGTTTGAGCCTGCTGAAGAGCCACTTGCGCCATTACCGCCGCCGCCAGAGCCGCCTGTACCACCAGCACCCTGACCACCGCCTCCACCACCACCAGCATATGTAACGGATGAGCCACTGATGCTATTTGCAGTTCCTGCGCCGCCTGCGCCGCCGCCAGATGTCAATCCAGTTGCACCAACACCACCAGAGCCACCACCACCGCCGCCGCCATACTGTGTTGTTGCTACTGAAGCGCCACCATTGTTGCCTTGGCTTGGGCTTGTTGATGGGGTATTTCCTGCGCCGCCAGCTCCAGCAACCGTTCCAGTTTGTGCATCAGTTGCGCCACCACCGCCAGAACCGCCAGTAGCGCCATTCATAACAGCAGTGTCAGTAATACTGCTTGCCGTACCGCCACCACCGCCGCCAGTAGAAGTTATCGTAGAAAAAACAGAATCACTGCCTTTTGCCCCTGTTGCTGTGGTAACTGTCGAGCCAGCGCCACCAGCACCCACTGTTATGGCGTAAGACTGCGTTAAATCTAAAGATAATGTGCCTGTTCGATACCCGCCTGCACCACCGCCGCCGCCTCGTGTTCTACCACCGCCACCTCCACCAGCCACTACAAGATATGTGGCAGTGACAGCAGATGCACCTAATGTCCACCCAAAGGCGGCAAGAGCGGCGGCTCCAATTTTTGATAGACGGGGCATTTATAACCTCAAGCGAATTTTGTCTGCGATGCCAACACAACGTATGCGGCACTTCCTGTCTTCTGAATCACATAGGTGTAGCAGTCCACTGAGCTTGCGTTTCCGCTTGTCGGTGCAGTGCCACCCTGCCACTTAGGAGTGACTGAAGTGCCGTCAATCGTAACGGCAGAGTTGTAATAGGCGGTTGAACCTTGAGTCACCAAGAAGGTGGCGGAAATGGACTCGCCAGTCGCCATGATGGTGTCCAACGTAGTGCCGCTTGAGCCACGGAAATTCACCGTCCAGTTGCCTGACGCATTGCTTGTATAAAACAGCACCGACTGTGTCGTTACATCGTAGTTAATTGTGCCTGTTGCCGCAGTCGCAGAGATGGTGTCAACTTCCAACATATTGGAGGTCTTCATGTCGGCGTTTGATGTAGTTCCAGAAAATGTCTGAAGTGCAGTGAAAGTGGTTGCCGTTCCGGGGGCAACGTAATCAGTGCCTGCGGTTGCCGCAGTGAATGCAGATGTGCCGTTACCCTTGGCGAGGCCAGTCAAAGTGGCTACGCCTGTGCCTCCGCTTGTAGGCGGCAAGATTCCAGAAAGTCCGCTTGATGAAATCTTTACAAAATCTGAGCCATTCCAAGCCACCAAAGATGTTTCGCTTACAGCCAATGTCACACCTGTAGTTGGGCCAACTCCTCTAATTTTTACTGTGTATGTGGCTGATGTATTGATGACAACATAAGCCTTGGATTGGGCTGGCGCTGTGATCGTGATGTTTGCGGAAGCTGGCGAACACAAAAGAATGGCTTGCCTAGCTTGGTTTGACGCACCCTCAGTTGTTGTTAGGGTAGTGTCTGCGGTGAGTGTTTGTGTACCAGCAACGGCAGAATCAAGCAACGAGGTGATGCTGGTGTTTACCGTGTCGCCCCATGTGCCAGAGAGTTCTCCGGTTACCGGAAGCGCCAACCCCAAAAGTGATGTGTATGCTGTAGCCATTGTTTACCTCAAGTTACTATTTCTTGCCAATTTGATGGCTGAGTGTTGTTGATATTTTGCCAGCTTGCTGTTTGACTGTCATCAATGTTTTTCCAGTAAACCGAATTCAGATTACCAACACTTCCTCTTGCCAAAACGCCCGTCAAAGCAATCACTGTTGACCCCAAAGCAACATTACCAAGAGCCCCCGAAGATGACGATCCAGTGAGTTCAATCGTTATCTCAGACAGCACATTTCCAACTTGCCCATCTGCCGAGAGCGGAGACAGCGGAACAACAACACCACCGGGGTAGCCGTATCCATCTACGCCAGTCAGACCAATCGTCCGGCTGTCAGTGATAGAACCAACCAATCCCGCAGTTGCAACCCCAGAAAGAACAATTAGCCTGTCCGGGGATGCAGTACCTACAAATCCATTTGCATGGACTTCTTGAATCTCTGGCAGATTTGTTTCATCTACCCCGCCAACATCTGGATGACACAGAACACCAGACAGAGTGACAGAAACATTCCTTGTGATCGTGCCAACAGCACCCGAAGCAACATCCCCGGAGAGAACGGTTTCGCCGTTGCCCCAAGTGCCATTGCCCCAAGCGCCACTACCCCATCCTGCCATGATCTACCTTTTAGGTAGTAGCCAAGCGCAACAGTGCTGTTGTGGTTGTGTTTACAGGCATTGTCAAAGTAAATGTGCCAGCCGTGATGGTTTGCGAGCCAAACGTATGGACGCTCACAGCTTTATTGCTTTGAGAATTGTTGTAAATCAAAACCGCATCAAAAGCAGTTGCCAATGTCACTGTTGTGTAAACAATTGAAGCTGATGGAGTCCAATAACCCACACCCGCTGTTGAAGATGAATTGGTTGCTATTGGGGCGGTGGCGTTGGTTACTGCCACGCCGCCAGCCGTGTATCCTGTTCCAGTCACTTCGCCCGTTGAGCTATAAACCGTGGTAGACGCATCAATTGTGGCTGATGTCAGATACAAAGCCGCTTTAAACGTGTCTGCCGTGCCTGCCGCACGGATTGGCGCTGTACCAAAGTTGTGAGTGGCGGTAAGAACCTCACCCAAAAAGGAGGTGCACATTGATTGAGTATTTGCCATGATATTTCCTTTAGCCTAGAAGTTGTGTTTCGCCACCAATGGGAGGCATTTTCTTTAGGGTTACATGGGCAGAACGGTGAACAAGCTCACCATCCAACCAATACTCAACCCAAGCTGTCAATTCGTTTTCATTGTCAACAGTTCCTTCTTGCTTTACCAGCAAAGAGTCATCCATTTCGCCTTTAGTTGTTGTGACGAGTGCCATTATGAAATCCTTATGATTGCGGAAGTGCTTGAAGCTGTTGGGAATTGAACAGTGAATGTGCTTGCCACGCTTGACTTATCGCTACCAAAATTAAGAATTGCAACAGCATTCTTACCAGCCAGCGTGTCGTTGTAGATCAATGCACCACGGGCGGTGATTGTTGATGTTGTCCATGTCGCATTTGAAAACGAAATGTAGGCGGTTGTTCCGCTTGACGTTGGGGCTGTAGAGATTGTCAACGTTGCCCCACCTGCGGTGTAGTTAGTACCAACAACTTCATTAGTTGTGGTGTATGCGGTGGTTGTTTCGTCCAGTGTTGCGGCAGATGTGTACAGCGCAATCTTGAACGTGTTTGGGCCACCACTCAACGAGCTGAAGTTTTGTTGTGCGCTCAAGATGTCTACCTTGAAGCTTGTTGGGATGCATTGTGTAATTGCCATAATGTTCTTCTTTAATTGACAGGAATACTAATCTGACCATTGCGGTATGCATCTTTGCGATCCATGCCGTCACCCAAACGCTTGAGCTGACCCAGTGCTTCGTCATACCGTTTTTGGTATTGAGCAATTACATCTGGCTCACCCTTCATGAAGGTATAAGCCTCAAGAAGCGATCCATACAAGAGAACTGACTCAAAATTATTTCCAAGCCAAGATGTTCCTGACGAAGAAACGGTGATTGATTCTGGATAAGCAAAATAATGCAACTCAACATCGTAATTTGCATTTGGCGTTGGGCCAACAATCAACGAGAGAATCAAAGGGTAAGTGGCGTTGGAGCCAAATATTGCGTAATACTGAGGCTCAGCGCCATACGTTGGGTCGGGGTAAGTCTCACGAATAAAACTCACATCCTTCGGAAGAAGAAAGCTTTGCGGGCTTGAAGAGCCAAGAGCGGTATTCGTGTAAACAGCCAAAGAATAAACAGCCAAAAAATCAGCAGGGAGACTTAGGTACTTGTTCCCCGAGGTCAGCGACCCCTCAACATTCTTTTTGAACTGAGGCATTTGCACCGTGTTATAGATGCGAAGCTCTGCGTTCTGAATGAATGTGTTTATTTGTGCAGTCGATGTCATCCCTTGGGTTGTCGGAAAAGAATTCTCCGTATACCCCTTAATGGCAATGACTAGCTCGCTGTAATTCATGGACTATTCCTTACGCCATTGGCCCACGAGCCATGCGACCTTTGGTCGCCGCACCGCTACCACGAACCTCAATACCGCTGGTTTTGATGTCATCGGCATTGGGGTTGCCCAAGCTCACACGCATTGCTGAAGTGCGAGGCGTGACCTTGTCGCCAGACAATGTATTAGGGTCTACAGCCTTGTTGCGAGACTTTTCGAGTTGATTGATAGTCATGCCTTTACCCTTCATGGTGTGAGGAGGCGCATACACGGCGGCATCGCCCACTTCTTTACCCATCATTTTTTTGCTGTAGCCCATATCAGCCTCCACGACCGGAACGCTTTTGATTCATCACACGAGCCATGTTGCGACCCACAGCCTTCATGGCCTTGCCAGAAACGCCGTGCGTAGCTTTACCGCCCACCATTGAAGGAACTTTAGGGCCGTCAATCCCAATTTGTTTACCGACTGTTTTGCCTTTTTTGGCAACTCCGTCAAATTCAGCCATGATGCTTCTCCTTATACCTGTACTGTAACGCTGTTTAAACTAACTGTGGCAATCAAATTGTTGGGAGTTAACCCAGCATCATCTGCCCTAGCCCCACCAACAGGGTTCCACCCCCATTGGAAAACCCTGCTACCACCGTCCGGCCCACCGCTGGCAAGTTGCTCCGTGCCGTTGCCCGGGATCACTTGTAGGCCGTTTAAACCTGATGAGTAGTAGCTCAGGTCTGGCCTTGGGTTGCGAACACCCTGCGGATCGTTCACTGGATACATACCCAATTGCAGTTGAGGCTGATCCGGCTCCCAGCATTCTGGGCAAACCAAAATATTTGCAATCTTGGTTTTGATCGTCAGCTTCTTCAACTGCTTCAGCATATACCGCTGACCACAGCGATCACACTCCGCAATTGAATATTTGCCAGAGGCGAATGCGTTAGGCATAGAACAAGTTCCTTGGAACGTACCTGTCCGGAGCTTTGTCTCGATCTTCTGTCGAAGCAAGATACCACTGCTCTTCGTATTCGCTCTTTAGAAAGTCACGAACATTCATTGCTTGAGGAATCTTTTGCGACAGGTAGAAAGCCAAGCCAGCCACCATGCAGGGAATGAACCGGAAGGGAATGTCCTGATAGACCTGACCAGAAGTGCCAGAATCTTGAATGCGGCGGAGGCGGTAATACGCAAAAATATACGGGCCACCACCGTCACCTGTTGGGTAAACATTGATATTTGGCAGGTTCTGAACAGTCAAAATCGCCCCAGTGCTGTGGGATGCGGCTGTTGTGCCATTCTGACCACGAGCGCAATTGATTAACTGATTTCCATCCACAGACTGATAGTAGATGGTTTCATTGTCAATCAACACAAAACCATTGGTTGTAAGCTCTGAAATGTTGGTCACCGTGATGGTGGTGTCAGTCGCTGTGATTGCCCCATTTAAAGCGGCTGTAGTGACGTTAGATTGACCTGATTGACGGTTGATCCACACTTG